TCCTTTTCCACCTGCCACTTGCATCGCATTCCTGCGCGTTCAAGTCCAAGGTCGAAGCCTCCAATGCCTGCGAAAAGCGACCCGAATGTGAGCGGCTTAGAACCAAGCGATGCAACGGACGGCCCTGCTGCGTCATGTGTCATGGTGAGTCCTCCTGTGGCCGCCGTTGATCTTCCGTGTTCGCCGACTACTTGCGGCCTGCTCCGATGTAGGCCGCCGCCTGTCTCCCGAGGTGTTCCGTGTAGGCCGGCGGAAACCCTTCCTTGAGCTCGTCCCACGAAAGATCGCGAGCCACGCCCATAGCCTCGCGGGCCTCGTCCTCTGTCCTCGCCGTGCTGCCGCCTACCACCAACTTGCCCGTCTTTTTGCATACGCCCTTACAGGTGTCTCCCATGATGTGATACACGCCAACGGGCTTGCCCTGCTCCGCGTGTCGGCACTCCGATCCTTGAATCGGAAACGACGCGAGGAATAGCCGGTGCCTTCGCACCTTGAGCCCGTAAGCCGATCCGCATTCCGTTACTGCACCTTCCATCCCTGGCGAGCCTGGCACGTTCTCTACGATCCACGGGATGTCGTAGGTGCGAAGAAGGGCTAGCGTCGGCGTCAGGAAATCGCCGTGGCGGCTCTTGCCTCCCTGCGCGGATCGCAAGTGTTTCGCCCGTGTGTGTGCTTGGCATGGCGGGCTGGCGTGGATTAGGTCGAACTGTTGCACGAAATCCCTGTTCTTCAAGATCGCCAATGCGCTGCCCCACACGAACTCGTATGGGTATGAGGCCCGCAAAAAAATATCCACGCCGGTAGGTGCAAAGCCAGCCGCAGCGTATCCATCCGCAGCCATGCCAGCCCCGCAGTAAAGATCGAGCACCCTCAACTGAAACGTCGGCGAACCAGAGGATGCAGCGGACAGCTCTTCAACGTCTTTAGGGATGGTGAGTCCTTTCATCGCTGCCGCTGATCCTGCGCGTTAGGTGTAGCAACACCATGACTCTTCTGGGTCGTAATGCTTTGCCGCGAAATTGCCATCCGTTTCTTCGTCGTCACCATAATCCGTGTCTTCTTGGAACCAACCAAGTTCGATTATTCTCACTAGGTCTTCCTGTGATAGTGGCTTTGAAGTTTGGAATGCATAAATGCAATCATGTTCCGCACCTGTATGGAATCCGTCTGGCTCGTCGCGATACTTTTGCAGAATCGTTAGCCCTTCAATTATCTTTGGAGTTTTCATTAGCACACCTAACAATGCGATGAATCGAAGTGGCGGTCATCGCGCTTCTTGAAAAATGGCGTCCACTTCCGCCACTCGATTATCGCTGTCGTTCAGCGGCTACTCATGCCGCCACTTCACCGTGATGTACGTCCCCACAAACGCCCCGGCCGCCAGCGGCACGAGGTACATGATGTTCTTTGAGAACGTGACCACACCGTAGGCCAGCAACCCGTAGATCACCGACGAGAGGGCCGCGGCCCGAACCGCCCGCCGGTCACCAACCGCGATGATGTAGGCCGCGTACAGCACGTCGATGACGACGTATGTCGCGAACACCAGCACGGCGGTGACCGGCGAGAAGTCGGAGAACATCAGCGGCACTCGCACGCCGCGGCTACGGGCTCGCCGTGGCACGACGCCTTTGCGGCACGCTTGGCCGCTCGAGCATCCTGCCGTGCGGCCTGCCGGGCCGCGACCCGCTGGGCCACGGTCGTGCGACCGTGGCACGCAGCGGCCTCACCGTGGCAGCCGGCAACCGCCGGAGCGGCCTCCGGCGATGCACCAGCGAGGGCCACGCCCACCAGGCCAAGAAACGCCGCCATCGAAATACCCAGGATCGAACGAAACACGATCACCGTCCTTTCGGGGAAAGAGAAATCACCGACCATACCGGCGGCACGCGAACCACCGGCCGTGGCCGAACGCCACGCCCTGGTCGACCACGGGCCACCCGTTTCGCGAGAAGCAGCAGTTAGCGAGTGCCGCGGCCGGAGTAGGGCCGGATCCGCACCCCTCGTATCCGCTGTTGCCACCATGGTGCCCCACGCGGCCTTGGCGGGCCTGGATCTCCGCGACCCCTTGGGCCGTCGAGGTATCACTGACCTGGCGGCACTGCCCGTTAGCACACGACCGGCTGGCGTAGATCACGTCCTGGCCGACGGCGGTGCTGCACACGAGAACCGCGAGAAGCGTAAGGAATCGCATCGGTAGTTCCTTTCGGAATGAGGAATCGAACCGCTCGCATTCTTCCCCATAGTGTACGGGCGTCAACCTCGACTTACCTACCCATCTTGTCAAGCAACGCCGCACGACGTGCGGCCATTTCCTCGCTTGAGATCACCTTTCGCGGCGGTGCTTTCGGTGGCTCGGCACCTACGGCCGATATGCCGGTGAACGACGCCGCCACCGCGGCCCCGACGAGACAGTCCCACCAGTGGTTGTCGCGGCCGGGGATCGCACGCCACTCGTCCACCGTTCGCATCTTCGACTCAACGCGAATCGGTGCTTCTGCCGCCAGGTGCTCGGCGAGCATTTCATGCTGGCCCGAGTGAATCGTGAACGCTTGCGGGTCTCCCGCCGGCAACTTGCATCTGCCGGCCACAAACGTCTTCCACGCATTGGTGTCGTACAAGACGTGCCGCTGCTTCTGGATCGTGCTGGTCCGCCAGTTGGCACCAATCCGCTCGCCGCGATCCGGCGGCTTGTCGCTAATCGCCTGGCCCGACGCACCCACGAAGCGGCCATGCGTCGGCAGCACCCGCGGACCCCACGCCGATCGGCGTGCGAAGTCTCGCACGACGCCTTGCGTCTGTGCCCAGTTGGCATCCACGAACAACTGGCCGACCCGTAGCACCGCTTCGTCGTTCTCGCGACCAAACTCCCGATTGAGCAGCATCGCCATCACCGCATCAAGACCGGCGTGGATGGCAGCCTCGAGCGAAGCACCGCCAGCCGCCGACACAAGCGTTTTCTTGGAGTCGCGAAGCGTGTAGTACGCACGCCCTTGCTCCGGGTACGCACCGTAGGCCACAAGGTGCCCGCGGAGCTGGTTGCCCCACGCCACGACCGCCCAGTAGAGGAGTTTTTCCTGCACGTCCACGAACGCCGTCAGCGTGTCGCAGCCGCGAGGGACCACCCACCTGGGTATTTCGATGACTCGACTGCGAACGTCCTCGCCCGTCACCCCGAGGCTTGCGGCCTCGTCCGCGAGCGGTTGCTGCTGAAACTCGCTGGCGAACACGTCCGCACCGTCGTCGATCAGCGCGTTGTACGCGTGCTGGATCGCGGAGTGCTCAGAGTCCGGGTCGAAGCACGAAGCCCAAGAAACCTCGCAGCCGGCATCCATCGCGTCGCGGTTGGCGAGATAGAAATCATTGGCCGCAGCGTGGGCACGCTTCTGGTCCCCCGGCACGTCCTTCGCGAACGTGCAGCGGAGGTCGCGGTACTTGTCCATCCAGAGGTCGTCGTTGCGGTCTGCGAACTTGCGGACCATCGGGATCCGCTCGCCCTGCCACGCAGGGTAACGGCCGGCGTCGAGGAGCTGGTCCACCATGTCGCCAGTGGAGATCACGGTCGCATTGACCACGCACGCCATGCTGCGGGTATGGCCGGCCAGCTTCATCACCGACTTGGTGAGTATTTCGAGTCGGTACTGGCACTGCACCGGCGACCTGGCCGACTCGCGGGTCTGCGGGTCGTCCACGATCACGAAGTCCGGCCGGAGCTGCCGGCCGTCCGGAGTCTTCCAGCGGAGCCCAAGGATCGAGCCAGTGAGGCCGCGGGACATAATCACCGACCCGGACGACGGCGATCCGGCGATAGCCGGCATGACGAGCGTGTCCTTCCGCCACCCGATATGCGTCCGCTCGCCGCGGTAGGTCTGCGAGTTGCACCGTTGGGCCTTGCCTTCAAGTGCCCGCACGGGGTGGCACACTTCGGGGAAGTCGTCGAAGAGGAGGTCGTTGTCGGACAGCTCCGTGCGAATCGAGTTGATCGCTTTTGCGGCCAGGTCAGACTCGGCGGCGAAGATCCCGCCGAAACGTCGGTGGCCGTAGAGGATCGCCCAAAGAAGTGCATTCTCGGAGATCGTGGATTTGGCGAAGCCGCGATACACCGCGTTGGTGAACCGCCCGCCGCCGATGATGCAGTCTTGGATTCGCTTGATGACGCGACGGTGATCGTCGGAAAACGGCGACAGTCCCGTCGAGAACGGGAAGTAGGTGGTCAGGAATCGTTCAAGGTCCAGCCGGCACGACTCGCGACGGGCCGGCTCCACCACTGGCGGTATTTCGCCGATGTCGGCACCGCGGCTGAGTCGCCGTCGGCCACGTTCAATATCGGCGTCCTTGCGACTCTGGTCGTCAACGATTGGCAACGCCGCACCTCTCGTACCAGTGAGCGAGTAACGCCGCGTCGGCCCGCCCGTCGTCCTTCACGCGGGCGAATAGGTCGGCGTGCTTCGGCCACAAGCGGCTTGCCACCAGACGGTGCTCGCCCTTGTCGCGGCTGACGCCGATCGACTTCGTCCACGACTGCGGACGGACTAGGGTCAGCGGGAAGCCGAGGGCCGAGATCACACCCTCCACCAGGCCGAAGCCGCGGCCGAACGAAAACGCGGACGTGGCCCCGGACCCTTGCACGCCCTGGACGTGCTCGAGGACGACGTGATTGGGCATGTACGGGAAGCCCCGCTGGACGAGGTGGGCCAGCCTGGCCGCGTCGATTACACGCTTGCCGCGGACCTCCGCGACCGGCATATCGAGGACGTGCAGCTCGTCGCCGTTGAGGAGGGCGAGGGCACCGGAGAGGCCGGGGTCGATGCCGAGGATGGTCATGCCGTCACCTCCACCACCCGCAGCGACCGGCACACCCCCGGATCCCACGCCACCAGCCCGTCGCGGTGCAGCCTGGTGATCTTCTGGTACACGTCGTTGACGTTGACGCCGAAGTGATTTGCGAGATCGCGTATGGACGGCGGGTAGCCGCGGGCAGCGGTCAGCTCCACGATCGCGTCCATGACCGCACGCTGCTTCGCGGTAGTGCCCGCGGAGCGGGCACGGCGGATCGAGGTTGAGGTTACTGTCATTCGTCGTCGTCCTCTTTCAGCATCAAGAACCCATCGTCAAGCCGCTCCCACAGCGGAGGAGTACGCGAGTAGCCGTCGTGCGCCCTAGTGTTGGCGGATTTCTTCGCCGACTCGGACTGTGGCTGGCAGTGGTGGTTGGCGTAGCCGTCGCTCGTCAACTCGACCGCCTTGCCGCACGCGACGCAGCGGGCCGGTCCTCTGACCAGCATTTCGTCGTCGCTGGTCATGCGGCTCCTCCGGCGGTTGCACGTTGCTTCTCGATCGTGGCTTGCAGACGGGCTGCGTCGCTGCCGCTCCACCCGACGGCCTTCGGCCGCTCGTCGGCCGCTGGGGCACCCTTCGGGGTCTTAGGGGCGTCGTATTGCCCGCCAAGCACCTTGTTGACGAACCCGTCGACCGTGAACTGGTGCAGCGTCACCGGGCTATCGAAATACCGGCAGCCGGCCAGACGGGGGATCGCTTCAAGGGCAGCGGTCAGCCACCCGTCCTGCACGATCACCGCCGCGGCGTGATCCGGGGGGTTCGCGGGCTTCCACGGGTTGCGGCGGGTCGCCGGTCCGGCACCGGTGTTCCATGCCCGCCGGAGGGCTTCCCATGCCTCCGGCTGCGAAGCCTCACGCGGAGGAGGAGGAATTCTCCTCTCCTCTCTTCTGCGACGATCGGCCGTCGGACCGTCCGACGCCGGTGCGTCGGAAGACCCGTATTGGCGTTTTCGCCCTGGATTTCGGTCTTCGTGGGCCCGTGAACGGTCGGATTGCTGCATTCTCGACTTGGCACACTGGGAGAACCGGCGATCCCACCCTGGGACAGCAACGCTTCCGCCAGCCTCGTCGATCTCCAGCCACCCGACGGCCGCCACGGCACGCCAGAAGGACTCGTCAGCCCCGCACGTTCGCACCAGCCGAGGTAAGGTCATGCGGGCCGACCCGTCGGTGCAGTGCATCGACGCCCACCCCCAAAGTTTCCAGAGGCGAAAGCAGACCACCTCGACCGGCTGCCCGGTCGTGTCGATCAGCTCTTGGACCTCCGGCTTCTCCGGCATGGCGAGGTCGACTGCGATCCATTCACCGGCCATCCGTTGCCCTCCACAACCTCGCCCCGGCTGTGCCGTGGCCTTTTCTCCGGGCCGCAAATCCGACCGACACGATCTTGTTTTGCTTCGCCAGACCGGCGAACACGCTCCCGAAAGCCCTCGCGTCGTGCGGCACCAGGCCAAGCCGCTGGCAGTGATCCACCAGCTCCTCGCCGGTCATGGCTCGCCCGCTCTTGGTGAGTGCCTCGAGGATCGCCGCACGGGCCGCGTCTGTGTCGAAGCCGGCCACCAGCTCGGCCTTCGCCGTGCAGGCCGCCGCTGGCTTCGCGAACAGCGGTAGCGACGCGATTGCTTGGTCAGTTGTTTGCAGCGTCATGATCAGTCTCCCGTCCAGTTGGTGCCGCGACGCGGGCCGGCGTAGCCGAGTTGCTGTTTCGTGTTTCCCCACCGCTTGAACCACGCCGCACGCACGGCCAGCTCGTCGGCGTATGGCCTTTCGAGTTCCATGGATTCCCTTGCCACCGCATTGGCGATCACCATCGCGGCATTGCGATCGGCCGCCGTGTTAATGGCTTCGATTGCGTCCTCGATAGTCATGCACCGCTCCTTGCTGCAGCGATCACCGCGTCCAAGTGCTCCTGGCCGTAGTGCCAGTGGCCGTGATGCTTCACCGTCGGTTTCGGAAGGTGTGCGATCGCCATCCGCACCTCGTAACGGGTGAAACGTCGGTTGGCCGCCGCCGTGCCGGCAGCGATCAAGTCGCTGCACCGCACCCACGTCCGATCGCGGTCGCCACGCAGTTGCATGAACGTCACTTCGCCCACGTTGCAAGTCATTTCACAGTCCTTTGTGTATTGGCCGCGTGACGTGCGGCTGACGGTCGGGGCCACCGGTCATGCTGGTGGAGAAGCCACCCGGCCCCCGGCTGCGGAGTTATGTCGCGACCACCGCTTGCGCTCTCCCCGCGGCCGATGAATCGGCAGCCGCTACGGCCGGGAGCGGCCGGCGAAGTTCCTCGATCAGTAGGTCGATGCGTCGGCGGCGTTCTTCCAGCTTCTTTGCCGCGGCCTCGTCTGCTTCCTCGCGGGTGAAGAACCACTCGCCGGCCATCACTTCAAGTACGAAGCCGTAGTCGGCCTTCACGAAGACTTCCTCCCCGACGAGAACGGTCTGGCCGGTCTGCCGGAAATACTCAGTCACCGGGAAGTTGTTCGCGACGGTGCGAAATACTTGTGCCATTGTTGTTTCCTTGCGTGAGGTCAGAAGGGAATGTCGTCGTTGGGTGCGTTGCTGGCCGCGTCGGCCTTCTGCGTCGGCGTGCGGTTGACTGGCCGATCGCGGATCTCCTTCGGGAGCGGATCCGCGTTGGGCTTGTATTTCACGACCTTCACGAAGTCGTTTCCGGCCTTGCTCAGTGCGATCACCGTCTCGACGGTCACGACCTGGCCCTTGAGCTGCGTTTCGTCCCACTCGCCGGCTGGCGGGTCGACGCGGGCCGACCGGCACAGTGCTTCGACCGAACCGCGGCGGTCGCACGGGATCGAATCGAAGACGGCTTTGATTCCCTTGCCGAAGTCGAGCCGCACCGTGAGGCACGTTCCCTCTCCGTTGGTGGCGGACTTTGCCCAATCCTTGGGCTGCAGTTTCACCCAGCCGATCATTGCGACGTGCGTGCCATCCGGGCAGAGTTGCTCGGCGGCAGTGCTGGTCGAGGTGTCGCTCGCTTCTCCAAAATCATTCCAGTTCACGTCTCGATCTCCGGGGTGTGCTTGTTGCCGATCTTCACGATCCGATCCGCGTCACCAACAAGGGCGTCGTCGATGATGCTCTTCGCTCGATTGAAACTGACCGCCCCATGCTTGAAGGCCAGTGCCGTGTCCTCCACGATCTGCATCGCCGCCGCATGGCGGGCTTCGTTGTCGCGTTCTTCTGTGCTGCTCACGACGGCACCTCCTGGGGCTCGAGTTGGTCGTGGCGGGCTGCGATCAAGCCGTCCAGCTTGTTCCGCTGACTCTCGGTAAGGTCACCAGCCGTCACGGCCTTGTCGGCCTCAACGGCGATCTGCCCAAGCTCCTCAACGGTGTTCGCAGCCCTGACACGGTCGAGCCACCCAGCCTTGGCAGCCGATGCCGGCGTTACCCCAGCGAATAGCGGGGCGAGAGCCTCGATCGTCATGGGCAGTTCCGGAGCCAATCCGTAGCGGTTTTTGGCGTCGAAAGCCGCCGTCCGCTCGGTGTGCAGCACACGCTCGCGGCCGCCCTTGGCCCTGGTCCGGCCGTCCTCGCCGGCCACCAGCTTCGTGCGGTAGTTGGCGAAGAGGATGCAATCGGCCCACTCTTTCACCAGCGGCCCGCTCTGCTTGGTCAGCTTCAACTCGTAGCGGTCGTAGCCCTCGTCCATATCTGGCGGGCTGACCCGCTTGACGGTGGAGTGGCCCACCATCACGACGTTGACGCCCTGGTCGATCAGCGAGTCGCAGACCGACAAAAGCCGGCCCACCGACTCGGCCACCATCGTGTAGCCCTTGCCGAAGCCGAAATCCTCGATCGACCGCTTGTTGGCCTTCTTGAGAAGGTGGTCGATTAGGAGCCGCTCGGCCCAATCGACAGAGTCGATCACGACCGTCTTAAAACCTTGGTTGTCGCGGATCAGTTCGTGGAGGGCACCTTCAAGGTCAGCCCACGACGCCACCGACACGCGGGCCACGTCCAAGTGGTTCGTGCCGTCCTCGGTGTCGAGCACCACCGCATTGGGAAACTGGCTTGCCAGCGTGCTCTTACCGATTCCCTCGACGCCGTATGCGATCACTCGCTTCGCCGTCGCCCGTACACCCCGTGTGATTTTCATACTTGGATTCCTTCCTCTTGTGCCCATCTCTCCATCTCACCCACGGCCGTGCGGACCATCCGCACGTCGCCGTCAAAACTTCGACTCTGCCCTTCGACCGCACCGACACTCGTGAGCATCAGTCGTGCAGCTCGAAGCAGCTTTAGCGCTCGGCAAATCCCTAGTGCGGCCTTGCCGTCCACTACCTTCACACTCGCCCGTTTCGGGTCCACTCCGCTCGGCATTGAGTTCGCTCCTTCGGATTGAAACATGACGCGGGGCGTCGATCCCGATCCTGACCACCGGCTGATAGCCGTCGAGCTTGTAGATCGCGGTGACGAGCACCGTGATGTCCGGCCCGATTTGGATCGCCTCGTCCACGCGACGACTTAGAACTAGCACTACCGACTCCGTTTCTTTGCCGGTTTGCCAGCCTTGGCTCGCCGGGGTTGCTCCTGTCCATGCCCCGCTCCGCAGGGCTCCTTTCCGCCGCGATCCGTCGCGGCGGCCTCCTTGAACGATCCGCTGATTGCCTCGCCGTACCACGGTTTGCCGGTGCGATCCTGCCGGATTCGCACTTCGGCCAGCCGACGCATTGCGTCCGGCTCGTCGCACAGCAGTCCGGCCACACGGTCGGCCAGCGTTTCCAGGTCGGAGATCGCTTCGCGAGCCATGTCATGGACGGCCTCGAGGTCGCCCAACTGCAGCCGCTTGTCGATGTCCAGGTCCACGGTCTCGTTGAGAGGCAACCGCCGCGTGGCAACAAACGTGGCGGTAACGGCCCGCACGATTAGCCGCTGGGCGACGTTGGCTATGTCTCCCGATGCGGAGCGGACAAGGTCCGCACGTTGACCGGGGCGGCATCCGGCGGGGTGTAGTCGCACCGGGTCACTCGCCGCCGGTACTCCTCGTCCGGCGACCAGCTCATCCTGATTGCCGACGCGAGCAGTTGAATCGTTGGCTCGGTTGGGTCGGCGTTGTCGTGCTCCCGCTCGCGGTAGCTTCTTGCGTTGTCCATCTTGGCTTCCTCGTTCCTTGAGGGTGGCCGGCGATTTGCGTCGTGCAGTCATCGGCGGTTCCCTCGCCTATTGGTCCTACCGATCACCGTGATCGGCCGCTGGTTCTCTTGGGTGGGCCAACTGTACCTATGTTCACCGGGTGGTCAAACGATTTTTTTTCGCGTGGCGCTCGGCGGAAACGTGTGTTTGGGGAGTTGAAATCCTGGGTCTTTAAGTCTGTGCGGTGTCGTACAGACATCAGCCGAAAGATGCCGACGTTGAACTGCGTAGTGCTGTTCGTCGTCGGCGGCGGGATTGTACGGTAGCGTACAGACCGGTCAAGGTCAGATTTCGTTTTTTCTTGAAATCGCTGGAATCACGCTACTTCTTGCGTGATCGCGGGCCACGCGGGCCGCCGCCGAGACTTGGGTCGAGGTTGGCGTCGTAGCTGCGGATGAACTTGTCGACTTCGTCTTCGTCAAACACCCAGGCTCGAGCACCGAGCTTGCGTCCCTTCAGCATCCCGTCGATCGCGAATCTTCGGACGCTGGCGGACGCGACGCCCATGAGCTTCGCCACGTCGGCGGTGGAGAGGACTTTGAGGTGGGAGTTCGCCATGACCATGTTTCCTATCGTACATACCCCGTTGCGACAGTCAAAAACGTCAAAACTGGAACCCCGCCCGGCACTCTCGTAGAGTCGAAGTGCCGGGCAGGGTTTCTAGTGGAGGCGAGGGGAGTCGAATACCTAGGAAGGGTAATGTACGACCGTCCACTCCTGGGGCAGACTGCCTGGCATTAACACCAAGAGGGTAGATGCCATGAGTGCCATGACGGTTAGAGAGGTTACGGAGCGTTACGCTCTGCTGCGCGAGTTGAAGCCAGCGACGGTCGTGCTGTACCGGATGCTGTGGGATCGGTTTGAGAAATATCTTGGCCGGCCCGCCACCGTCGAGGACTTCGACGACCTGGTGGTCGCCCGGTATCTCCGATGGCGTGCCGAAACGGTTGCGTGGGCCGGTAGGACGCCGAGCCCCGCGAGCGTGCGGAAGGATCGCACGATGATCGCCGCCGTCTGGACCTACGCGGCCAAGAAGAAACTGACCGCCGACTTCCCCGAGCTGCCGCGAGTGAAGGTGCCGGAGAAACTACCGGTCGGTCGTGCGTACACCGCGGACGACGTGGGGAAGTTGATTCGGACGGCGAAGCGTCGCATCGGGAAGGTCGGAGGGCTGCCCGCGAAGTGGTGGTGGCCGACGTTGCTGTATGCCGCCCTATGCACCGGCGAAAGATTTACCGCGTTGACCTCGCTCCGGTGGGGGCAAGTTGACCTCGAGCGAAAGCGGTTGCTGTTCCTGGCGTTGACCCGCAAAGGCAGCACGAGGGACTTAGAGCGGTCGATCACGCCGCAGCTTGCGGAAATGATGGCCGAGCAGCGTCGCGGGCCGGAGGATCTTGTCTGGCCATGGGACCGGCGGACTCGCTCCCAGTGGGCGTCGCTCAAGGTACTGTGCGGCACCGCCGGAGTGAAGTATCGAGGATTTCACGGGATGCGTCGGACCGCAGCGTCCTATGCCGCTGCGAAATACGGTACGGAAGCGGCCACGATGATGCTGGATCACTACGATCCGCGACTGCAGCGGGTATATGTAGATCCTTTGATTGCCCCGTCGGGGTTCGATTCGATCGCGGGGTTGCCCGAAATCGACCTCGGAGACGGGGCTGGCGTGTGATCTGCGGGGCGTCTGGCGAGGAGTCCGCCGCGATCAGCGGCGGACGTTTGCGGGCTTCTGGCCGGCCGCCGGGCGGGGGATCGACGATGGGGTGTCGTTCGTAGCCGGGCTCTTC